CGCCTAGTTTTCACGAACAACGCTCTTTAGCGGCGAGGCTGTACGCTGAGCAAGGCATAGACGCGCAACGCCTGCTAGGCCACAAAAATGCGGAAATGACGGCGGTTTATACGGATACACGCGGCGCTGAATGGCTGGAAGTGAAGCTATGAGAAATTTAGCGCCCTGCCCTTGCGGTAAAACGCCGACAGATATAACGGTTGTTGATATCGGCCAGGGTTACAAATACGCGGGAGCCGTGCCGAATTGCTGTAGCGAGTGGATGATTGAGTTTAGGACTGTCAGCTATGAGCTGGACAGTGAGGCAACAAAATTGGCCGCTTTTGAGGCGTGGAATAACGCGCCAAGAGGAAAAAATGAAACAGAGACGAATTGAAGGAAAATGCCTTGTTGATAAAAAGACGATAGGCAAGATTTACAATAATTGCTGTCTTGATTATGGCAAGGCGTCCGATTGTGAAATAGCGGTAAGGCTCTCGAAGGCCGGAAAAACAAAACTCGATTGCGAGCACTGGAAGCCGCAAGACGCCTTATTAGATAGTGTTGTTGACGCTGCAAAAATGCCTGATCTTAGCGACGATATAAAATCGCTTCTTCTTGATGTTTGCGTGAGATTGTCAAACAAATAACAACAGGTTCCGGGAAAATTCCAGGAAAATTCCGACAACTGAAAAACTTTTCTAGTAGAAACAATTGCTTGCAATCGAGTCCAAGTTCTATCCCTGAACCTGCAATAAATCTTGTTTTTCTCTTTTGTTTTCAAATGCTTGTGAGATTTTCGGCGTAGCGTTTAACGTCGAAAACAGCGCACTTAACGGCGTTATAAATCAATAACATACGCAAGCATTCCGACAACTAATCGATTTCCTTTCCGGCAAACTTTCCGCGCAAGACTTTTTCAAATTTTTCTAAATTAACCCTTGGCCACTAGGCCGAATCGGCCCAATAGACGGGAAATAGACGGGATTTAGGCGTGAGACGGGGCAATGGCCTGGATTCTCTGCTTCGACCAAATTGAATTATACTGTCGTTATGGTCGACAACATCAACAACCCCACCCACTACACCGCGCATCCCAGTGGCATTGAGTGCATTCAAATCACTGAGCACATGCCGTTCAACCTCGGCAACGCCATCAAGTACATCTGGCGCGCCGACCTGAAACACAATGCGCCCCTGGAAGACCTAAAAAAAGCGCAATGGTATCTTGCCCGCGAAATCCAGCGACTTGAAGGACTGAACAACGGCAGAGAAAACCATGCTTGAAGGCTTTTTTCGCTACGGCGTCTATGCGCTGTTGGCCTTCCTCGCCTGGCAGCTTATCAAAATAGGGTGGAAAGGCATCCCACCCTATGATGACGATGACGATTAAAACGTCCCGCGAATCTCCCTTGGCAGACGCTTCATCAAACGCTCCTCGGCGCTTGTGTTCATGTTGCGCAGCCGGCGCTTGATCTGGCTGTTCTTGATCTGAATCACCTGATCCGGGTTATTGTCGTTCCATTCCTGCAGTTCCTCCATGATCTCGTCCAGTAGATCGTCATCGCCATCCTTGATGGCCCTTGCCATGCGGTCAACAAATCCGGATTCTTTCTGCTGATGAAAGCGCGATTCCTCATAATAGATCGTGTTGCGCCGCTGTTGCCTCGCCACCGTTGCAGGCTGGAAGCCAAAGAGTTTGCCGAACGACTCAATCTCATCGATATTCGCCGTCAACTGGTGGCGCGAATCCGTGTAAGCGCCATCGGTAAAGCCCTCAATGCCTTTCAGCGCCGCCTGAATCGCCTTCGGCATCACTTGGTAGGCGGCCATACCTCCATCGCCCTTGGCCAGCGCCTCCGCGCCGCTAACGGCGCTTTTGACCAGACCGCCCGCCGCGCCAAATATTTCCGCCGCGTCTCGGCTCTTGTCGGTATTGCTCGGAACCAGAGCGCCGGTGCCGGGGATCAGATTGCCCAGACTCAAACGCGCCTGCATACTGATCGGCACACCGGGGATTTCCGACGCGCCATACAAGAGGATATCGCCCAAGGTTGGCCCCAGCACATCTCTGGCGAACTGCTCCATTTCCTTCTGTGTGTTCCAGGATCGGCCCGACCACTGCATGAGTGCGTCCAATAAATCCTCCGCATCATCCTCAAAAGGCAGGCCGCGCAAGCCTGTCGCCAAGATCAGCAAGGCGAACGCCACCGCCTTCTGTTTGCCCGGCAAGCGGCCAAGGAATTCCAGGTAATTGACCAGAAATTGCTTGAAGGTAAACAGCGGCGCGCCGATGCCCCGCGCCCAGTTCGGCCGGTTGTGTTTGGCGTAAACAAACTGTGTTTCTTCAACGGCTTCTTTCGCAAAGGCGTAGGGATCCGGTTCGCCCTTCTTTATCGCAATCTCAAAGGCCGCGTTAAACGTGGTCACGCGGTTGTATTGCTCGGCCAGGGTGAATGGTGTGCTCCACAGCGTGATAAAGTTTTGCACGCTACGCGACTGCATGAGTTTACCCGTCCCCAGCGTGCCGCCACGCGCCGTCGCCATCAGGTTGTAGATTTCCTGTGGACTGACCACGCCTTCCTCTTTGGCCCGTTTCAGCGCCGCCAAGTGCTTGGCGTCTGTTGGCGATCGGCCTGTCGCCCACTTCGCCACCGTGGTAGCCGCCAGGGCGTCGAATTGCGACAAATACGGCGTCGTCACCAGGGGTATCTGCGTGATGTTGGTAAAGGCCGACGCGATCGAACCGCCGATGTAATGCAGGAACATGAAATTCCGCAGGCCAGAAAATTCCTCTTGCGGGTTCTGCAGGTAATCGACCATCTTTTGCGCCTGCTGATGCACGTCACCGCGACCCGTATGCCGCCCGTCCTTGGTCTTTTCGATACGCTTCAGCGCCTCCTGCATGTCACCGTCATGCAAATTCTTGGCCGACTGTCGAGCGTTCGAGATCAGGAACGAGGATAACACCCGGCGCAAATCTTCCGAAAAGCCAGGGATCTTCTTGCGGTGAATCAGCCGTTTCATGGCGCTGTTGTTGCTCACCATCTTGCGCAGGTATTCCTGCTGAACCGCATCAGCATCAACCCCGATCTCCTTGCCGAACAGCATCAATGTCTCTGGCGTCATGCCCTTCCATTGCTTCCAGGCGTCGGGGTTCATGATGCCCGACTGAATGGATGCCTTCGGATTGGCGGCGCGCATCAGTCGCTTCATGGACTGAACCTGAGCGTTCGTCTCGAACATGCCGTAGTAGATACGCTTGCCGTTCTCGTCGACGACATCCAGCGTGAACTTACCGAAGCGCATCAACGGGAAATAGCCGTTGTCCTGCAGTGATTGCGACTTATCGGCAATCTCTTTGATCGAATCAACGGTCTTTTCCCAATGTTCAATCGCCTGTTCGATCTCATTGATCTTCGCCGTCAAGTCGTCAACATTCTTGCGCGCCGATTGATAATCCTTGCCGCCGACAGCCTTCAACTGGTCGGCCTGGTCGCGCATGTCTTTCAGCGTCTTCTCGTTCAGGGCCAGATCAGCCCGATGCTGCTCAAGCGTCGGATCAATGATGGCGACCAGCTCGCCCGCCACGTCTTGCGCCGTCTCGTTGGTTTCAAATACGCCCTCGGCGATGTCGCGCTCGATACCGGCGTTTCGCGCCAATCGCGTAATCGTCGTGCGCGCCAGGTCGTCCACCGATTTATTGACCGTCTTGCGCGTCTGGTGGTACAGCGCAATCTGTGTCTCTGAAAAACCCTTCTTACGCAACTGATCCGGCGTGTACGTCTCGTCGTTCAGCGTCCCCTCAAGCACCGCATTGGCTATGCGCTCCAGATCAGGCGCTTTCGCCCTGCCGGTCTTAAACGCCTTTCTCAGCGTATCGGATTGACGCAGGATATCCGGCGCCAGGGATTCGGCCGTAGTCGCCAAAGACGCTGTTGATTCGGCAAAGCGTGTCGCCTCGTCATAGACCGCCTTAAAATCCTTGTTCTTCTTGGCGATGCCGCGCATCGTGCCAACCGACTTCTCCCACAGGCTGATGTTCTTGTCATTGTGGAAGAAATCATAAACCGCATCGGTTGCCGATTGGCGCAGGTCGCGCAGGGAGTAGCGGATGTCGGGGTTGGTTGCTGCGTTTTTGTCTGTCCTCCCCTTCCCCGCAAACTCCACCGCCCGCATAGCCAGCGCCACCGCGTATTCGTCCGTTAGCTTGAACTCACCCAGCCGCCCGGCCAACATCTCGCCGGCCAAGGTTTGGCGAAACCACGCTTTAATCTTCCCGGCAATCTGCCGATACAACATCTTAGCCTTGCCGGAAAGCGAAGCGGGCGACTGCTGCAAGCGGTTGTGCGCTTCCTCGATGAAATAGGCGATAGACTCACTGGCCCTGTGCCGCTCGGCCGTTGCGGCAGGGATGCGCGCCAAGGCGGATTGCGCGGCGATATCACCGCCTTCCGCCAGCTTGGCGATACGGTCAGACAGCGCCGAATACGAATCACCCAGCATCGCCTCCATGCCCGCGTGCTCGCCCAGCTCATGCAGGAACACGCCCACCGCATCGCTTTCGTGCAGATTATCAGCCACCAACCAGGCCGTCTCCCCGTCCCAAAAGCCCTGCGTGTCCGGGGAATGCCGGCCTTCCAGCTCATCGACCGATTGCACCAGGCGCACCAGGCCGGACTTTTCCATTTTCGCTAGACGAAACGCGCCAATCGCCGTTTTTAGCGTATCGCGGATCGTGGCTATTGGCGTGTTGGGTGTTGGCGTGGCGGCGATAGAGGATTGGCCTTGCTCACCTTGCGGAATGTTCCCCATGATAGGCTCATCGGCGCTCACGTCCTCAGCGGCCGGCAGGTTGCCAATGCCCAACGCATCGGCGGCGATATCGAGCTTGGCGTCAGGGATAACCGGCAAACGCGCCGCGCCCAGCATATAAGACAGGGCCGCTTGTGCGGCTTCCTTGTTTTTCCTTGATGAATCGATGCGGCCAATTCTCGCCTGCCACTCCTTCCGCCCCGAAGCGGAACGTGTTGAAACAAGGTCAGTGCCAACACTTTTTAGCGCATCGACCAAGGGTCTCTTGCGAAACTTCCCCGCGCCCATTTTTGCGGCAATCTGAATAATCAGTTCGCCATTTCTATACGCGGCACGGGCCAGGCCATCATCAAATTTGATGACCTCACCTGATCGCTTCAGATAATCTATCAAGGCGTCAGGCTTCTTGAACGATAAGGCCCGACGCTCAGCGGCATCCAAAGACTGTATATTGGAAGGCAATAATACGCCATCGGCAACCCCGCCCGTGCTGTCGGTGAACTGCGTAATCAACCCATCGAACCCGGAAAAGGCGGCCGGCGTATTGCCCACCAGAACGACGCGATTCACGCGCCCGCTTTTGGATTCCTCGACCGCCTGTTCAAAGTCCTCGATAACCTCCTGTCGATTGCTTTCAGCAACAGAGATCAGCCCGCCGTCGCCAATATTGCTGAGTCTGGCCGAAATCCGGTTTGGCTCAGCCATTGCCAAATGGATATCCACCGTCCACTGACTGGCCGCTCGCGGGTTCTTCGCGTTGCCGCTTTTCTTGAGCGAGCCAACAATGCCACTGACGACGCGGGAGGAGGCATTGAGCGTAACGGAAATCGCCTTGCCGGGCGCAAGCTGATCAATCAACGCCAGCGTTTTTCTCTCGGTGTCGCGCTCTCTTTTCAGAAGGCTTTTAAGCGCATCCTCCCCTTTTTTTCTTATTTCCTGCTCGGCGCTGTCGCTCAGTTGCTCACCTTTGCGTTTGGCATCGCGCTTGGCGGCGGCGATCTTCTGTTTTACCTCGGCCCGCTTGCCCGCTGTGATTTCTTCCAGGTACGCATCGAACTTCGCCTCGGTCTTCTTCCACGCTTTATCTACTGCGTAAATCCCTGCGTTGCTCAAGGCAAAAAGGCTCCCACTGGTTCCCAGTGTTTGCCCTAGTTCGTTTTCAATGCCCTCGATAGTGGCAGGCCGCGTTAACAGTTTGGCGTTGACCTCATAGGCGTAAACGGCGCGCTGCATCGGCCTGTCGCCTGTCGCCGGGATGACAACGCGACGGCGCAATGGCCTAGCGTCAAGCGGCAAAACATCCATAGCGCCCACGTTCGCGCCCATTGCCTTTGCTTGTTCGGTAATGTCTCGGTAAGCAGCAAACAGGTCGTTGTAGAATGTTTCCTGATCTTGCGCGTTCAACAAGCCAACGCGCCCCGTTACCTTGTTGATGAAATCTTCTTTGTTCGCGGTGTCCGGCACACTCATCCGCCGCGCGATTTCTTCGTTATTGGCAAGGACTTCCTCAGCCGCTTCCCCGCCCCACTCGTTCATGAAATCCGGCACATCGATGTCAACAGAACCCGATCCCGCGCCGGTGACATTGGCATTGAGCGAGATCAGTTTTTTACGCAGGACAGCGTGCAATCGCGTTTCCGCCGGGATATTCGACTTAGGAAAGATGTAACGCGGAAGGGAGACTTGCCCGGTGCGGTTCACGCGCCCCAGCATTTGCATGAACACATCAATGTTCTTTTCATACTGCGCCAACAGCATGGTTCTTGGCGCACGATCCGCGAAGTGTTCGCTGGCGTGCATCGAAACGCCGGTAGCGCCCGCCTGATTGATGATAACCGCATCAAGACGCTGATCGGCGTCGATTGGCGCATCGATAGAGCCGCCATTGAACCGATCAATGGTTCGCTTGCGTCCCTTTGAATCGGTTTCGCTTTTGGGTCGCTGATAGATCGTGCCGGACTCATAGTCGATACCGTATTCGCGCCCGGTGATCTCGCCAACGCGAAAGCCCGCTTGCTCAATACGCCCCTTGATGTGATCGATAGGCGATCCTGGCGACTCACTGGAAGGGATTTTATTGATAACTTCCTGCACCGCCTGGTATGCCTCAAAACCGCCCGCTGGCAATTCCTCCGGTAAAATCCATTCGTAATGCCCCTTGTCGTTCGGGTCGGCTGAATTTTTGACCTTGTAACGCAAGGTGTTTCGCAAGAAGCGTTCAAACAAATGCTTGAGCGTGAACTCTGCTTTTCCGCCAACGGTCACGCCGCCAATCTCCATCAACTCCCTGAGCGCGGTTTCATTGGTGTTTGACAGGCCGATAACCAACTTCTCGCCCCGCTTAAGCGACTCAATCGCATTCTCGGCAATCTGATCCGTCTTGAGCGACGTAAACGCCTGGTCCAACAGATTGTGCATAACACTGGCAAAGCCGGTGCTGGATATTTTTTGCCCGGAGTCTTGACCCAGGGCTGCGCCTAACCCTTCCTTCATCGGCGCAACATAAAACTCATCGAACGAGCGGATTTCAGACAAGGCTTCAGCAACGGCGTCCGTCGCCTCAATATCAACCTCATAGGTGGTTGCCGTATCGAACTCGATGCCTTCAAAACTTTTTTCACGCCGCATCAACTGACCAGACTCAACCAGTAGCGTACTAATGGCTTGTTGCAAAGGAACGCCGCCGCGCTCGAACAACTGCCTCAATCCGATGCCTCGATCAACGATAGCAAGGTCCGTATTGGCGGCATACAACGACATCACTTCGGGTCGTTTGGCCCAGGTCGCCGAGGAAAAGACGGCGCCTTTCGAGTTCCGCAAGAATCGACGAATCAACACCTCACGCGGTAAAAAGTTTTTCCCCCTGGCCGCTTGCCTCATAACTTCTTGTTCTGTCTGGCCTGTGCCGCCCGCATTGTGGCTTTCATCAAGAATGAACATGGCGTTCGGCGCAATCGCCTGGATCAGCCTGTGGCGACTGGTCATCAACGCATTGGTGGTGTTCATTTGATCGTAGGTGGTAAAGATCGAATCAAAACCCGCCGCATCCCAGTTGGCGGCCGCATCATCCATGTTCTTGTTGTGATTGCCCTTTGGCCGAGATAGCGTCTTACCATCGCCAAAAGGCAACGCATTCTTGCCCGTGATATTCTGATTGGTGATAAACGGTTTCAGATCGGTGACGCCGATATCCTGCATATCCCGCATCATATCGACATACAGATTCGGCTTTTCAGTCATGAAAACCGGCACAATGCCCTTTGATCGGGCGTACTTAATCATTGACGCGACAAAGCGGCCTTTTCCGGTTCCGGTTTGATCCGCGATAACAAAACCGCTACCGTTGTCGAGATTGTCAATGGCAAGCGCCAAGGCGTCGATTTGCTCGGCGGCCAGCGCATCGTAAAGGTCATTCAGGGATTTGTATTGCAATTTTCCCTGGACAAACTTATCAATGTCTTTGCCGACCCGCTTCTTCAAATCGCTGAGCGCCCGGTCAATGGCCGAACTGTGCGCCTCCGGCACAAGCGTTCCCAAGGAATCGCCATCGGACGCCGATTTATAGTGGCGCTGGCCATCAGGTGCTTCTTTTGAATGGTCGGATTTTTTTCTGCTTCTTGGCGTATCGCTTACTGTGTCGCCAGACTTCGCGCCCAATCCACCAGGCTTACCGCTTCTTCCTCCTTCGGATTGAGCACCCGTTTTAGTGGAAACTCCACCCCCATCGCCATGAGGTGTTCGATTACCTTGTCCCCCTCGCTCACCACCGCCTCGAACTCCGCCAGTGTTTCCGGTATGGTTTCCATTGCCCCCAGGTTGTACAGTTCCCGACCCGCTTCTCTTGCCGCCTGATCCGCGTCCTCCTCCCGCAGTGCTCGTTGATAAAGTGTGTTCGCCATTGCCAGACGGTATTCCATCATGTTTTGTGGCGGGCTGTTCTCCCGAACGCTTAAGCTCGTCCCCACGCTCTCTGGTGGTCTGTACCAAGCCATTTAATTGCTCCCATTGCGTAATAATTTCTGGTAACGCACTACTCGGCATATCCGCCTGCTGGACATCCAGCGGTGATTGACGCCGGCCCACTATCGTGTAGACATCCACCGGCCAAGCCGCGCCTTGCGAACGGTACATGCTGCCGCTTACGGTAAAATGTCCCGACAGATAGAACCATTTTCGGAGTTCTCGATTAAATTTGATGTTCTCCGCTTGCCGGTAATGCGCGGCGCGTTGCACATCATCGCTCAACTTCTTTGGATGCGGTCCCGCTACTATAATAATAGCCTTTCCATCATCCTTCAGCGCCTCCAAAGCGCGAATCACGATACCATGGTCCAACTTTGTGGTTCCGTAAACGGAGCCATCCGGCAAAGTGGCCCGTGAATTTTGTTTGCCGAAGGGCGGATTCGTCGCCACAACATCAACCGGCGTTTCCGGCGTCCATTGCGTAGCGTCATGGGTAGTCACCGCATTGAAGCCCGCCAAGGACAACAGATTTGACCGTTCAGTGTTCAACTCATTGGCGATAGCGGTATCGGCGCTTGAGGTAATGAGCAGCGCTCCGGTGCCTGCCGTTGGATCGTAAACAACGCCAGGGTTATCGACAGCGCCCACCATGCGCAGCGCGGCAAACGACAGCGGCAACGGCGTTGAATAGGCTTGATTGGCTGAACTCAGGCCAACCCGTGTCGCAAAGGCCGGTTGCGATGCCGCCAACTGGTTAATGATCGATTGTCTTTCTTCCTCGCTCACCGGCAACGCGGCAATGCCCCTGGCATAGTGCATCAAAGCCGCTTCCGCCACTTCTTCAATGACCTTGCCTTCATGGGTGTCTTTCTGATACGAGGCATAGCCTAATGCGCGCGCGACATCCGCCAAGAATTGTTTGCCGGCGGGTTTTCCTTGATGCGCATTATCGTCAAAAATTTCCGCCGCCTTTAGCGCCTCTCTATATTGCGCCTCGGTGACATCGGCCCCGGTCTTGGGCGGTTCGCTTGTCGCCTCGCTCGGCGCGTCCTGTTGCTGGTTTTTCAGCTTATTAAACTCAGCCCGAACCTGCTCAGGCCCGTCCATGCCCTCAATGGAAACATCGGCGTCTTCCATCATATCCCGCGCGCCGTTGTACCAGCCGCGCAAGTAAGGCGTAATCTTCTCGACGCTCACGCCAAGATCGCCGGCCATGGTCTTGGCGAAATCCGCAAACTTCCGAACGCCTGCCTCCAGGTGGTAGGCGGACAGCTCCACGCCGATAGCCAACAACTCGGGATCGATGCTTGCGTTAAGATTTAATAGTTTCTTTCTCAGCCGCTCGCGCAATTCCTCGGCGCGGGCTTTCGATACCAGTGTGTTGTTTTCACCGTAGCCGGGCTGTTTGTGGCGTGGGGTTTCGGGTTCATTGCTATCAAGCAAAGGTTTCTGCTCAGAAGGCCCGGCAGGCTGAGTTTCCGCTAACGGCGCGCTTTCTTCTGTCGCCTCACTCAGCCCCAAAGCCGCCTTGGCCTTCTCGATGTTCTCGGCCTTGACCGATACGCCGCCCTTGCCCGGCCCGTACTTGACGCCCGCCTGTCTTAGCTTTGCGCGGATGTCCTTGAGGTCAGGGCCGGTTATCAGGTAGCCGCCGTTGGGGCGCTGGGTAATGGTTGGGGTTGGGGCTGCGGCTTGCGTTGAAGATTCCGCGCTTCCCGCCGTTGGCGCTGTTTCAGTTGTTGCTTGGCTTTGTTCATTGCTTTTTTCTTGCGCTCTTAAAGACAACAGGTATTCCGCATAGTCCATACCTGTCTTTGTGATGTCTTTCTCAGTCAGAAATTTTCCATCATTAGATTCTAGTGTGCGCGTTCCATCTGTCGATTTGACTATATACCCATTCGATATTCTGTCCTCAATAAGTGCCTTTCTGGTTAATATCTTCCCGCCAGACCACACCTTTTTTTCTAGGATGTTGCTTGTTCGTTTCTGCGCCATCGGTGAGCCAGTAAGGAAGCCCGCATAAGACGCAATCCTTTTTTTCTCTGCCTTATATGCATCAGCCTCTTCCTTCTCGACCTGCTCAATTGCTTTCTTTCTATCAGATTCGCGGCCTCGCTCTTCTTCCGCGTATTTCTTGGCCTCGGCTAGTGAATCGTGAATGGTGTCGCCAGATCCTCTCCGGCCATCACTGCGAACCAGATACCGCCCCGATTGAAGATAGACACTGAATCTAGGTAACGATTCTATTTCTTCGTAAGTAGCTGGCTCCGGAAGTTTTTCAGCATTCGCAATATCTTCTGAATGGCTATCATCCTCAGCCGCCAGCGCCCCTTGCGCATCGGCACCATCCAATCCAGATTCAGCCCCAGATTGCGCCGGAGGATTTGCGCCGCCGGGTTCGTGCATCGGTTTACCAAAAAAATCCTTCTCAGCCTGAGTCTGCTCGACGACAGGAAGGTGGTTATCGATGTACGCCTGAACGGCGGCCCGCCTGCCGGTGTCCTTGATGAGTTTGACCCGTTCCAGTAGTTTTTGCTTCGCCCGCTCTACCTTCTGCTTTCGCTCCTCCGTTAGATACTCAGCGGCATAGCGGACGCCCATCTTGCGGGCCGACTCCAATCCCTGGGCGATCTCTTTGACGCTGTTGATGTGGATATCCATGTCGCGCTTAACGCGCTCTGGCAATTCTACCCCTGGCGTCTGCGGCGCTGGCGCGTTTTGGCTTTGCTCGCTCCCCAGTACGCCATCAGGAATCCATGAGTTAGGGGGCAATCCAAAATCTTTTGCAAATCCAGCATGTACGCCGGCCTCGCCATTGACAGTGGCCGTTACCTTGCCAGACCACCACTCCCCATTGCGCCCTTCCTCGTAAATAAAAATGTCGCTAACTGTCGCACCATTGAATAACTGGGATATTTTCTTCTGAAGCGTCAAAGCATCCCCAGTCGAAAGCGCCCCTGGCCTCTGCGCTGCTGGCGGGGTTTGGCTTTGCTCGTGCTCTCGTATCTTGGCCTTTGCTTTTTCGAGCAGGTGACGGGGGATCGGACGGAATCGCCCTTGGTAATTGTTGACGCTTACCTCGCCTGCATTGGTATGTGCGGTCCAGGCATCTTCTTTTAGAAACTTCTCAGCGGCGAGCACATCGCTAAAGCCTTCTTGAAAATCGGATGAGATTTGGGATTCCGGGATGCCAGAATCACGCAATCGTATCGCCGTTTTTTGCATTTCCGCCTTGGTTCTTGCGACTTCCTGCGCGAAATTATTAACTTCCTTTTTGCGCTGTTGCTGCCGATACTGAGTCGCTTTCGCCATTGGGTTTTCAATGGACTCTTTTTTCTTCCTCCCGCCGGGGGAGCGATCTTGTGCCGCCCGGTAAACATCGGACGCCAGAAACGCTTTTTCTGCTCTGTCAACCTGGCGCATGGCCTCGGCCAGTTTTTTTACTTGCCTTGCGGCTTCGGCCCTGTCTTCGTCTGATCGTCCATCGAAAGCGGCGGGTTCGCTCGTTGAGTAAACGAATTTGCCCTCGTTGCTGCGCCACTCAACAGGGGCAAGCGTGTACCTTGACGCCTCGTTATTGGCCGCTTCGCGCCGCTCTGCGATGTCATTATCGACTACGGATCGATCGAGGTTCGACAAAATGAATTGTCGGACAAGCTGATCGCCCGTTAAAACATCATCACCCCCGCGCGCGCCCAGCGCCCCTTGCGCATCGGCCCCATCCAATCCAGATTCAACCCCAGATTGCGCCGGAGGATTTGCGCCGGGCGTGTTTTGGTTGTCAGGTGATCCGGATCCATTGCCTGTATCACCTTGCCCTTGTCCATCAGCACCAGGTATCGGCGGGGTTTGGTGCTGAGTCGGAAACGTGCTTGCAGTAGGCGCGCCATTGGATTCTCCTTGCGTTTGAAGACCGGCGTCAGGACTTGGCAGTCCCATACCGCCAAGGGTGGCTTGTGGCGTTTCTCGCCGATCACCGCGCAAAGCTGGCGAGCCTTCCGCCAGTCCAGCGGATAACAGGCCAGCATCAGGATTACCCACAATACGATCAGCCGCCGATTGAGATCGTTCGGAGGAACCTAAATTGTAGTCATTTATATGACCTACATCCATGGCTTTGCCATCAACAACGGCTATTACATTGTCGAATGCGCCAATTACAACGCTATCAAGCGCCGCTTCACCGAACCGTTTTGAGAGCTGCTCCTTAATATTCAAAAATTCCTTATCGGACAAATCACCCTGAAAGTCAGGAAAAGAAGATATGGGGTCAGACTCACCCAGTACCCCTTGCTCTCCTTGCGGTTGCAGACCGGCGTCAGGATTACCCGCAATGCGCTCATTGGTGGCGGCATGTTCTGAATAAGGCGGAGTCGGTTGTGGGACAGGTTGTTCAACCCGGTCAGACTTCGGCGGTTGCCCCGGCTGGATGTCGAATTGATCGTGATACATAGGCCGCTGTCTTGGCTGGGTATCCAATCGATCAACATTGTTATTCTCGCCATTGAGTCGAGACAAATAATCATCCGGCATAGGCGAATGCGTACCATCAACGCCAATCGATGATTCACCGAACTGCCGGTCGATCTGCCGCTGCCGCTGAACCGCGTTGGCGTCCGGCGTCTGTTCAATCGGCAGTCGATATGGCGTGTCGGCAGGCTCAACGGTTGTTAAGCCTGCATCCGAGGACAACAGGCCGCCACCGCCTATGTTGATCGGCGCATTGACGGCCTGTCCGGCTGCGGAAATCGCCGCATCAACGGTTGTGGCGTTGCCAATGCTGCGCAACAGATCGATGCCGATGTCCCGCGTTTCGCCATCCGGCCCCGTCATGCGGAATTTATTGCCGCCATCCACCTTCTCTTGGAAGGTGTAGGTTTTGTCATTACCGGGAAGCGTTACCCTGAATCGCTCGCCCGTCTGCGGATCAACGGTAAAGCCTTCGCTCTCGACGATGTTTTGAGCCGCGTTGACATCGGATATGGCCCCCGGTGTGCCCATTGCGGTGCCCATGGCCGTCCCTACTACGGCGCTATCGACGTTGCGATGAAGAACCTCGCCGAGTGTATAGTTGCCGCCCTGCAAAGCGGCATTGGCCATAATTAAGTCATCTTGCAGCAGTTCTGTCCCGCCTTCCCATTTGCCGCGCTTGAGCAGATCCCCGGCGAAAGCGCGCGCCGCCTTTACATCGCCGCTCGCAATCATCTTCTGTATCGTGCTATTTCCCGCCAAGGCTTTTGCCGCCGGTGACTTGAAAAGATTTGCCGCCCTTCCTGCGCCAATACTATCAAGCAGACCGACAAGAATGCCTGCGCCGGTGTTCATCCAAGGGTCGGGTTCCTGCCCTGTCTCCTTGAGTTTTTCGTCTGCTTCTAGCGTAGACTCGCCAATACCCATGCCAACCATTGTCAAAGAGCCAAGCCCGCCAAGAAGGCCGCCTAAAGGCCCGCCAATGAACGTGCCAGCGGCCGTCATTGCCATCGGCCCTGCCGTTCCCGCCATGTTCTGATTGACTTTCTCTAGCGTCCATCCGGGCATATCGCCTAGTTTTTGTTCAAGAAAGCTACCTTCGTAGTCTGGTTTGTTCGCGCCCATGGCGATATCAAGTCGCTGCTGATCCTCGATACTCTGGCCCCACTCCCGCAAAGTATCCGATTCCAGCGCATTACCTGTGTTGCGCACGGCTGCGCCAAGCATTTGTTGCATGGTGTCCACCGATTGCGCGATATCGCTTTGACGATCATCGTCGTCAATGAGGTGACCCAAGTCCCGGTTGTACGTCTCACGCAAATAAATCTTGTCGTCGATGGAAAGCGCCTGGTAGTCAGGGTGCGCCTCGATGTCCTCCCAAGCGGCCTCAACCTTTGGCGCGGCGTCTTTGGCGTATTGCTCGCGCACACGTTGCTGATCCTCAACAGGCAGTGCGGCGTATTCGGCGCTGTTCTCAATCTCGTCCCAGGACAGATTCATTGGTGGCTCCAATCAAAAAAAATCCCGACACAAAGGCCGGGATTGGATAAGCGGTGTTAAATGTTTTTATGACTCATGCGGCAATTATCGCATAGCGAAAGCGATTATGCGTTACCTGCCATATTGCGCCCAAGGCTTTTTGTTGTTTGGCCCGCCTACTATAATTTGCGCTTCGGCCTGCCGTATTAGATCGTCACTCATGTAATGGCGGTACTTGTCCAGCGTTTGGCGAGCGGCGGCTTGATCCATATTCAGGAACACGCCTTTTGATACAAGGTCTTCGGCGTCCTTCTTTGCTCGATCTTCCGGCGTTGTTTCCTTCTCTTTCGGCCTGCCCGCCAAGGTTTGCTGGATGTAACTGCCCGCGTTTGACTGTTTGTCAGCGCCGCTATTCGCGCCGCCCGCCCCGCCGCCCGTCCCGCCGCCAAAGCCCATCAGCGCGTCCATGGACGCCTTAACCGCATCCATCTCATTCTGCGCGCTGGCCCTTGTCTTCGAGTCCATGCTGTTGGCGACAATATCGGCCAGTGACTTGTATCGCTCCTGCATTACCTCTATGCGCGGGTCAACTTCCTGCCTGCCTCGCTGCTCCTGTTGCTTGCGGTCCCAGCGCCGAGCCTCTTGGCTCTGGTCATACACCCGATTGTCCGCCCGATCCGCCAAGGCATCGCCGCGATTGCGTTGATAGGTCTGATCCTCCCGCCCCCAACGCCGAGCCTCTTGACTCTGGTCATACGCCCGATTGTCCGCCCGATCCGCCAAGGCATCCGCCCTGTTCCGTGTATAAATCTGATCTTCAAGGCGTTGCCTAAACAACTCCCTGGCCCGCTCCTCCTGTTGCTTGCGGTCCCATTCGATGTTGTTGTTCACGCCTTGCGCCAATCCGCCCAATCCGCCGAGTAAGCCTAAATTCATTGCATGACTCCCTGTTGCTGGGGTTGCTGCGGCTGTGGCTGCTGCCCACCCGCCATCATGCCCATGCCGCCGAGCATCGCTTGTTGATTCTTGTCCTTGACCATTTCTTGCGCAATGCCGCCGCGCTTGGCCTCGTAATTCAGGTATTCGCCCGAGAACAATTCCAGCGCCTTTTGCAGCGAATCAGGCTTAACGCCGCCAACGTGCCTTTCCACCAGGGCGGCAATGAGTTTTCCGGTTTGCTTGATCGCCTCCATCTTCGCCTCGGGAGGAATGCCCACGCCCTTGCCTTCCAAGGTCTTGTCGGCATGGACCACGCCGAGCATGAGGATATCGGCGATGATCTGCTCCACGCCGCCGCCCTTCTTTGGCGATAGCTTGGGCGCGACAAGTTGCCAGCCCTGTTCGCCCAGCAACAGGTTCACCATCATCATGCCGTAGCGTGCAACAGCGTCCTCGGGGTTATCAACCATCTTCATGTTCTCCGGTCGGCGCAATGCGCCCCGTGACGGCACTTGTCGGGGTTGTCCTTGGGGTTGCCCTTGCGGCGCTTGCGGGGCCGCGCCCTGCGTCAACAAGCCGCCGCCCTGTTGCGGCCCTGCGGCCATCTGTGACAATGCTCCGTTCATCGTGTCCCCCGGAATGCGCCCAAATTGATGTTGTTCTGCCGAACCTTCTGGTTGGTTTGTTCGGCAATCTGCGCCAGTGCGTTAGCGTTCTTCGATGCTTGCAGCGCCGCCGCAGCCTCGATTTCTTCGCGCTGTCGCTGAAGGGCCGCCGCGTCCTTTTGCTCTTGCATCTCGCTAGCGTTTCTTGCGTTGATCTCAGCGGTTTTCCTGGCCGCCTCGCTTTGCGCATAACCGGAAATACCGGTGGCCAGAATGGATGCCAAGCCTTTGTTGTCGCCGCTCAGCAAACCCGACAACAGGCCGCCCTCGTTGTCTTGGTTGTCTTGGTTGCGCTGCGTTCTGTTCCGTGTCGTTTGCGCCGCGTCTTGCTGGGTTGTTTCCGTGCTCGCCGCCGCGCCGTTGGCGCTTGCATCCACCATGTTTACCGCGTCATCGGCCGCCGTATCGCCCGAGCCGTCCGCTTCGCTGGAAGCGTCGCTGTCGCTATCGGCGTTCCAACTCGACAACAGACCCGCCGCACCGCCCGCCAAGGCGCCGCTTAAGGCGTCGTCGGCCATCACTGCGCCACCCGCCGCGCCGGCCACCGTGGCGACCAGTTGCTGATTCTCAACGCCGCCCATCTGCAAGCCTTGCGCCACACTGCTCGACAACGCGCCGCCCAGTGCGCCTTGCTCCCAACTGCCACCCGACAACGCATTGACCGCCGCGCCGGTGATCGCATTGGTGACGACATCCCCCATGGAGAAATCCGAGATCAGATCAGGCAGGTACGAACCCACCATCTCATCGATGAAGCTGGTAAACCCGCTCGTCAGGGTCGATGTTGCGCCCGAAACGATGGGGCTGAGTAGTGAACCGATCATGTTGTGAAGTCCTGCGGTTAGCCCCGAAAGGCGGCCAAATTGTCCGGCGCGTCGCCATACAGCAACGCATCAAGATTGGTGCTCGTGGTGGTCGTGGCGTCGGTTTGTGTCTCGGTTGTCGCCGCCGTGGTTGTCGATGACTGTTGCGCAAAGCGTTCGCGCACATCAGCGCCTAATATCTCGCTGATCCGATCAACGCGAGCGCCGAGCAAAGCGGCGATAGACTCTTGCGCCTTGTCGTCCTGATCGGCGTGCCAGGTGTCCGAGCGCATGTTCGAGCCATACAGCCCCTCGGCAACCCGCGTTATTTCCTGCGGCGACAGGTAAGCGGCAATCGCGTTATCGAGCGAAGCGACCGCCTCGGCGACCTGAGCGGCCACCGTGCCCGTGCCCATGATCTCGCCAAAGGGACCATCGACAATGTGCGCGTCAGTCGGCGCAATAGGCCGGTCATCGCCCACTTCCGGCATGCCGCTTTCGCTCTGGTCGTACCATTCCGGCAGTTCGCGCCCATCAACGCCCAGCATTGGCATACCCGATTCCGCGTCGATGGTCGCCGCTCGCCGCTCCACGTCGCTAAATGCAATGCGCTCGCCCGTTGTCTCGTTCTCCGGCGTCACCCAGCCGGTGTTGTGTAGCCATTGGCTGGCCCCCGCCTGCTCGCCGCTGCGGATATTCAGGTCATCCGACTCCCCGGCGGCCGTTGTTGGCGTGTAGCCGCCGCCCGTGATAACGCCGCCGCTATACGATTCAGGATTGGCGTGCTGATACAGCGCCACACTCGCCATGTAAGCGGCCAGCATCGCGCCAACCGGCCCCATGGACGCTGCGCTGGCTGCGCCACTGGCCGCCGTGCCGCCGGCTGAAACCGTGCCGCCGATGCCAAGACCATCGGTTGCAATGGTCCCCGCCGCTTGCGTCGCCGCGCCCGCGCCGGTTCCCGCGCCCTGAATGCCTGCTGCTGAAATGTTGTCGAACGGCACATGCTCAAACGCCAGACTTTCCAGGCCGCTGCCGGCCTCGGCGCTCAACAGACCGCCCCAACCACCCGTCTGATCGAACACCGCATTAGCAATCATGTCCGGCGCCGACTCTTGCAGCATCCGGCCATAATTGACGCCAGGCGTCTGTGCTTGCGATTGCGCCGCCGCATCAACGCTACGGGTCACGGGCGCAACGTCCGGCACTGCCGTCACAGGCGTGGCGGCGCTTGCCCCGTAAAGCAGGTCATCCAGCGATGAAGTGGCGGTTGGCGTCGCCTGCCGAAACGGCAAGGCGTCCGTGTTGAAGTCGAAGGCGGCCATTTAACTAGCCTGGAACTGCTGGCCGCCGACATTGACGACGATCTGCCCCGGCACCCAGGCGCCATTCGGGCCGATGCCGTAGATCACGCCGTTAGAATCCGTGTAGGTATTGGTCGTCACGTTGTACTGAGCGCCGGCAGGGACGCCTGTCGGCAAGCCAATGGCGTTGGTTGATGTTCCCGCTGTTGCATCTGAGTTTTCAGGATCGTTCAGCGCCACCAGATAAGCGGCGGCGCGACTGTAGCCGCCGCTTTGGTCGTACTGGTCGAGAAAGTTCATCACGTTCACGGCCGTTGTCATGCTGCCGTCATCATCCGCAGAGAACACGCCCCGATCCATCAGATCGATAATCATGTTGTTGAACTCCGCCCGCGCATCATCACCGCGTTCCGCCGCCGCCTGGATGCGCTGCATATGATTTTCAAACGCAGCCGCATCCTGCGAGCTTTTCAGCGCCAGGGAGGAATTAACGGCTGCTGCAGCATCGCGCAAGGCTGTCAACTGCGCCGCTTGATTGTTTTGCGCCGCCGAGTTTTGCGCCTGCGCGGTGAATTGCGCGGCGCTGTTACGCTCGCCCGCGTTGTACATGCCGATCTGATTGGCCGCCGCTGCATTGGCCGCAGCCGCCGTGTTGGCCGCGCCCGCGTTGTACATGCTTACTTGATTTGCCGCATCTGACGCATAACGGTTGGCGTCAGTTTGTCGCGTAGCATTGGCGTCGCTCGCCGCATTTTGCGCGCTCGCCAAGAAGGCGTTTGCTTGGTTTTGTTGCCCTGCATTGAATATGCTGGCCTGGTTGTTTGCGTTTGCGCTAAATTGCCGTTGCGCATTGGTTTGTCCCGCGTTGAACATGCTCGTTGCGTTTTTCGCATTAGCAAAAAATTGAGCGGCTGCGTTCGTTGCTGATTGGTTTGCAAGGTTCTGGGTGTTAATCGCGCCCGCATCCTGCCCGGCGATATTGGTCGCTTGTGACATAATCGCTCGTAGACCGGAATTGATGGCGTCCGATGAGTTGAGCATTCCTCGCCCCGCATAGGCTTCCATGGCCTGCTGTTGTGCAGCGTCAAACAAAGGCGACCCTTGCGATAACAGGCCGCTAACACGGTTTTCCACCAGGCCGTCATCGGTCACTTGCTGAGTTAGCGGGTCATAGCCTTGAGCGCTCGCCATCGCGGCGATGTAGTCATGTACGATGGCGTCTACAGTGTTATATCCAAAAGCTGCTGAGTTCGCCGTGTTGTAGCCGTTTGCCGTGGCGTCTGTTGCCGCATAGTTGGCAACATTAGCGGTGACAGGCGTGTACCCCTGCGCGGTCATCGTCGGCGCTGTATAAGTGCTCGGGTCGTAAGCGTTAAAGGTGTGCGCCGATCCCTGCAAAACAGGCCAGCCCATTGACTCGGCATAGGCATCGGCGGAACCAGGCGCCCAGCCCATGGCGTAATCGAGATCAAATCCTGTTAAACCCTGGTTGCGCGCTTCGTTATAGATCAGTTCTGGACTATTTTGATGAGCGTTAATAAATGATTGAATTGCACTTGGCGTTGCCGTTGTGCTTGTTGATGGGACCAGTGATCCGCCACTGAATATGCCGTTGGTCGAAGTCGCTCCCGCGACTTGCGTCACTGCTGTTCCGCCTGATGCGCCGCCAAAGAATGTCCCGCCTTGTGTGCTTGGCGTCGCTACTTGCGTCACTGGCGTACCTAGCGCCGTTGGTGTTGCGGGA